CTCTTCCCTCTCTCTGAGAATAAAGAGCCAACGCCGCCTCGACTCAAGACTCCGAGCCACGGAGGGGACAGCTACGGGCAGCTAGTTGTCGACTGGGCGGACCGCATTCTCGGACGCACGCTGTATCCGTGGCAGATCGAAGTCCTGCATGGCATCCTCGAGCACGACGCCGACGGCAAACTCCGACACCGACACGCACTCACCTCTACAGCTCGACAAGCCGGCAAGACACTCGCACTCCAGAGCCTTATCGGATGGTGGCTCACAGAGGGCAAGATCATCAGAGGCGAACCTCAGTCCGTCCTCTCTGTCGCTCACGAGCTTCGAGCCGCAGAAGAGATCCACTACGTCCTGGCACCCATCCTCGAGGAACGATTCGGAGCAGCAAAGAGCTATGCATCATTCGGACGCAAAGAGGTCAGATGGGACGACGGCACAATCTGGAGAATCGCATCAGCAACACCAGCGGCCGGCCACGGACAATCCAACGATTTACTCATCGTCGACGAGCTGTGGGATGTAGACTCCGACGTCCTCCACAACGGACTGCTCCCAACACAGCGAGCACGACCCAACCCTCTCGCCGCATTCTTCTCCACAGCCGGCACCGAGAAGAGCCACGCCTTCCTCCGATGGCGAGAAGCCGGCCTCGACCTCATTGACAAAGGCGAACCAGGCCGCCTCTTCATGGCCGAATGGTCACCCCCGCCGAACGTCGACCTATCAGACCGCCGCTACTGGATTATGGGCAACCCTTCAATAGGCTACGGCCACCTCACACTCCAAGACCTCGAGGACGAAGCACAAGGGCCAAACCACTCCGCATTTCTCCGAGCCGGCCTCAACCTCTGGGTAGCGTCCGATCAAAGCTGGCTAGAACCTGGAGAATGGGAGAAACTCAAGACAGACGGCCCGCCGCCGGCTTGGACTGTGTTGACTGTCGACTCGAGCCATGACGGCTCTCGCTTTGTGGGTTTGCTCGGCGGTATTGACGACAGCGGCGTCGTTCACATTACGACAGCGTTCGTGACTCACTCAGAGACCGAAGCATGGCAGCAGGTTCGAGAGATCCTTCCAGCTGCAGGACTGCTCGCTATCACTCCGTCGCTCGACATTCATGCACCACCCGAATACGACAAACGCAAGACAACGGTAGGCCACGGCGAACTCGTCCGCTGGACCGGCATCGTCCGAGGAATGATACGAGAGCAGAAAGTCGCACACTACGGCCAGACAACACTCTCCGAGCACGTTGGTCGAGCAGTCTCATATCAGTCTCGAGCAGGAATGGGACTCAGCTCAGAGAAGAGCCCAGGCCCAATCGAACTAGCCCGCTGCCTCGTCTGGACTGTGGCGCTCTGCTCGAAAGCGAAATACGCAGGGAAACCAGCCATTGGTGGAGCACGGAAACGCTAGAAATGGCTCGCCCTCTCTCTCCAAATAATCCTCGAATACAGCTCCAATATCTGGCAGACTTACGCTATGCCTCTCTTCACTAGGACACAGAAGAAGGCGCCTGCTCGTGTGGAGGCGTCGACCACGGCGACTGTCTCTACGGCGACCCTCGCCCTGCTCTCTGCAAGCGTTGGGGCGGGCAGAGAGCGGGCGATGCGGATCCCAACAATCTCCAGAGCTCGAGACCTCCTGGCCTCAATCATCTCCTCCACTCCGATCCTGCACTACTCGCAAGAATGGAACGGCACAGAGCTCATCGAGCGTCCACTACCGCCAGAACCCTGGATGCTGCGCCCAGACCGCCGCACCACACTCACCCATACCCTCTCGTGGCTATTCGACGACATGCTCTTCTACGGCAAGGCCTACCTCCACGTCGACGCCCGCTACCCATCCGGCTATCCGTCCTCAATGTCCTGGATGCCAGCCGAGCTCGTCAACCTCGTCACACCAAGCACCGAAGGCAACTTCCCAATAGGCGGAATCGACCAAATCACCGTAAACGGCCAGCCGTATCCGATAGAAGACTTCGTCATCTTCTACTCGCCTAACGCCCCACTACTCGACGCTGGAGCTCGAGCAATCCAGACCGCAGAGCTCCTCGAGAAAGCAGCACAGCGCTTCGCCTCGAGCCCGACAGCCTTCGGCTGGCTCAAAGTCGAAAGCGGCGAACCATTATCCGGCGACGAACTATCAGAACTCGCCGAAACCTGGGCAGAAATGCGGGCAGGCGACAACGGAACAGCAGTCGCAGCTCTGTCATCCGAGGTCACATGGAACGAGAGCCAGATGGATCCGAGCCGACTCCAACAGCTTGACTCACGTCAGCACCAAGCCCTCGAGCTGGCACGAGTCGCCAATATCTCACCATTCCTGGTCGGAGCTCCAGGCTCGAGCGGCATGACATACAACAATGCCCAGGAAATGGTCCGACAGCTCCGCCGAGACGCCCTCCCAATCATGGCAACCATTGAAGGGACGCTGTCATCTGACCAGGTACTACCGCCAGGACAGATCGTCCGCTTCGACCGTTCCATCTTCGACGAAACAACAGAATCAGACCCAGAAATCAACCAAGCTCGAGAACTCGCAGAGATCATCCAGAAGATATATCTCGGTGTCGTTAACGACGTCATAACACGAGACGAAGCTCGACGAATTATCAACCAAGCAGGAGGAGGTCTCTCATGAAGATCGAACTCGCACAACCCATCGAACTCGACGTAGCAGCTGCAGAAGGCGAACCGCCACGGCGCACACTCACCGGAATCGCAGTCCCCTACAACGTCGATGCTAACGCCTCGACCGGTCCCGTCCGCTTCCTCGCCGGTAGCCTCCCCACCGACGGAGCCGCCCCGAAACTCATCAGAGACCACGACCTCTCACAGCCCATCGGCATCGTGACAGCTCGAGTCTCAACAGACGAGGCGATGCTCTTCGAGGCCAGAATCTCAGCGACCTCAGCTGGAGAAGAGGCTCTCGTCCTGGCATCCGACGGCGTCCTCGACGCTGTATCCGTTGGAGTCGAGGTCGAAGAGTTTCACTACGAGAACGGCGTCCTAGTCGTCGAATCCGGTAAATGGCGAGAGCTCTCGCTAGTACCGTTCGGAGCCTTCGACACCGCACGAGTCCTCGACGTCGCCGCCTCAGACGACATCGAAGCAGCCCCAGAACCAACCCCAGAACCAACCCCACAAGAGTCCGAGGAGGACACAATGACCGAAGAAACCAACGTCGAAGCCGCAGAAGCTCCGGCACAGATCCCTACAGCACCAGTCGTCGTCGCTGCCAGCCCCAAGCTGCCAAGCGTCGGCGCCTATGTAGCAGCACAGCTCCGAGGCGAACCTATGCGAGTCGCAGCTGCAACCTCAGACACCTCAGACGTCCCAGGCGTCATCCCATCGCCACTCGTTGGCGAAGTGTTCGACACGATGACCACGGAGCGCCCAATCTTCTCCGCTATCGGACCTCGAGCCATGCCAGCGGGCGACCCGTTCTATGCTCGAAAGGTCCAGCAACATTCAGCAGTCGGGATCCAGGCCGCAGAGCATGATGCCCTTTCAACCCAGGCCTACCAAGTGGCGAAGGTACAAGTCGACAAGGTCACCCTCGGCGGCTACCTCGACCTCTCAGAGCAAGAGATCCTTTACGCAGACGAGAACGTCGTCCAGCTCGTCATCGAGGACATGGCAAAGACCTACGCCGAAGCAACCGAGCAATGGGTAGGAGACACCATTCTCTACTCGAACTCCTCACTGGCTAGCGCAACAGTCACCGACTGGACCGACGGCGACGAAGTCATTACTGACCTCTACGCCGCAGCGGCAGAAATCAAAGAGAACTTTGGACGGATGCCAACTCACCTCATCATCCGCTCAGACGTCTGGGCCTCAATCGGCGCAGCGAAAGACTCCGGCGGCAACCGAATCTTTCCTTACTTGGGACCTAGCAACGCTGCAGGCACCTTGAACGGCGTCGGCTCACTCACCGGCAACCCGCTCGGACTGTCTCTGATCGTTTCCGACGACTTCGGTCTCACACCAGGCGACCGTAAGGCACTCATGCTCTCGGCATCATGCCTCAACATCTTCGAGGACCTTCGAGGAGCACTCCGAGTCGAGCAGCCAGCAACGCTGTCCACCCGTCTCGCATTCCGAGGCTATGTGGCAGCTGCAAACTACGACATCTCGAACGGCTGCCTAGCTCTCTGATATTGACTGGACCGCTCACCTATGGCAACAATCACCTCAGCATCCTGCACCAGCGACGTCGTCACGCTCACGCTCGAC